GCAGAGGTGTTTAGCGTAAGTCGGCTAAAAATTCTTGACCATGAAACGCGGAACCGTGAGTGCTACCGAGATGCGAGCTACCGCGAACACCCACACAAGTATTTTAATTACATCCTCCCGAAAGCTGATGTACGCCTAGATGTCAACACCCAAGAGGATTACGACTTCATCAACGGCATCTACGAGATGTTTGGACATAACAATTTCCATGTGAATGACGTACTAGCCTACCTGGAGTCGAAGTAATGGCCCTCTCCCAAGAACAGCGCATGATTAAGAAAATCATGGAGTGGCAATTCTCGCCACTGACATTCGTGCGCGAAGTGTTCAAAGAGGAGCCGACATTTCAGCAGGAAGCGGCGTTAAAGGATTGGGGGTTATTGATACGGGCGAAGGTCAAGAGTGCCAAGGGAACGCCACTGGAGGAAGAGGAGAAGCCCTATAAAGACAAAATGGGCATGAGCATTCAGTCTGGTCACGATTCAGGCAAGTCCCACTTCGCCGGCTGGATCGGGATGCATACGCTATTTTGCTTCCCGCACTCGAAAACCCGCGTGACGGCTCCAGCTGGTCCTCAGATTGAGTCAGTGTTATGGCCTGAGTTCCACAAGCTCTGGCGTGGATCTGAAATGCTCAAGACCAACATTGAGCATCGGGCTACTAAGATTTACATGAAAGAAGGCGGTGGCTCTGAGTGGTTCATTGAACCTCGCACGATTCAGAAGAATTCCAGCCCTGAGGAGCAAGCTGAAGTCTTGGGCGGTCTCCATGAACGCTACGTGACGATTATTGTAGATGAAGCCTCAGGTGTACCGGATGCCGTATTCAAGCCGCTGGAAGGTGGTTTGGGCGGTGTCTGCAACCTGATTCTGATGATATTCAACCCTACTCGCTCCCATGGGTTCGCCATTGAGTCGCAGTCTAAATTCCGTAAGTATTGGGCCTGTCACCACTGGGATTGCGAGGAATTAGCCAAAACACGGCCGGTCTTTGCTCCCAACATGGAAGCCGATCATGCGCGATTGGCTGAGAAGTACGGCAAGGAATCCAACTTCTACCGCATCCGCGTCAAGGGCTTACCACCGTTAGCGGCTCCCGATGTGCTGATTCCGTGGGATTGGGCCTATGATGCGATGCACAGGGAAGGCGAAATTGACCCATTGGAGCCTCTCACCATTGGTGTAGACGTAGGTGGCCAGGGGGATGATAAAACCGTGATTATTCCAGGCAGGGGCCATGTGATTATCCCCCACTCGCCTTCCATGCCGTTCTATGAAGTGCAGGGGATGGATACGACACAGATAGCCTGGAAGGTGGAAGGGTGCTTAAGGGACTTACTTTCTGATGAGGAGGGGCAGTATGCCATCGCCATTGACATCATCGGACTGGGTGCAGGCGTTCATTCCCATCTTGCGCGTGTTGCAAATCTCAGGAACCTCTACGATGTCAATGTTGCCGAAGTCCCAAGTGAACAAGAGCGATACCACAGACTCAGAGACGAACTCTGGTGGAACCTCAGAGAGGCCTTTGAGAAGCGCCAAATATGCCTGCCGATGGACGACGAGCTATTGGGCGAGCTTACTGACATCCACTGGCGGGAAGAGAACGGCAAAATCAGGGTTGAAAGCAAAAAAGAACTCAGGAAAAGGGGCGTAGCGTCACCGAACAAGGCTGATGCCCTGTGCTTGCGGGAATTTGCTAGACGCTACTGCATAAGCCGCATTCCCCTAGCAGCCCGTCGCAAGGGCCAGCAATCTAAAACCGTGCCGTGGCAGTGCGTATGACGGTGTTAATAGCGTTGGCTATATGGGCTTTCTGCATGGTTGCACTTGGAGTCTATCGTTTTGGGCAGATTCGTAAGTCAAATAGACGATTAAAGGCGTTCGTGGAGCGATGACAGACCAAATCCTTGGCCGTACCACCGTGGACCTATCACACATGAGCCGCGAGGACTTGCAGCTCTTTAGGCGACATTTACTAGGTGTTTTAGCCATGATTGACCGATTACTGGGATTACATAAAAAAGACTTGACATCTTTCCAGAAATAGTGTAAGCGATTAGTTTGAACTAGGACTAATTCTCCAGCCCCCCACCTAACGGTGGCTCCCTGGATTCTCAGGGAGAGCCGTTGGCAGCTACCTACTCACACACAAGCAGCAATCTCAATATCAGCGAATACACGATAGGTCGGGAAACTGACCGCGATGTAGTCGTGCGTCTCGAGCGCATGTTTGGTTCAGCCCTGTTCTCTCCTGTTTGGAGAGCATGGCGCACCAATGCTGACCAGGATTACAAGTTCTACGAAGGCGAGCAGTGGACCGCCTTTGAACGGGCCATGCTCGAGGAACGCGGCCAGCCCGTTGTTACCGAAAACCTCATCAAGCCCAAAGTAGACCGCATTCTCGGCCAGTTCCAACGGCAGCATACCACTGTCACCGTGCTCGGCCGTAACGCCGTGGTAGACGAGCAGACCGCTTCTAGCGCCTCTGACATCTTCCGGTGGGTGGATCAGGTCAACGGGGCTGAGTTTGAAGAGTCTGACCAGATTAAGGACGGCTATACCGGGGGCTTTGGCGTCATAGAGATTTGTTCCGCGAAGGACTCTGACGGCAAGCCCTCCATCGTCATTCGCAACGAGAACCCCTTTTACATCTTCCCTGACCCCCATTCCCGCAAATACGACTGGAACGAGGATGCCAAGTTCATTTGTCGGTCCAAGTGGATTGACCTTGAAGATGCCATCTGCCTCTGGCCTGAGAAGGCGAAAGAGCTACGCCAGTGCGTGAACCATCTGCCCAGCGGGTTGGGTGGAACGGGAATGCCGATAGATCCAACCGTGCTGCGTATGACGGATTGGACCTATGTTGACCCGAACCGTGGCCGTCTCCGTCCTGTCGAAATCTACTACAAGCGCAAAGTCGTCAAGACCATCCTGATTACGCCTGAAGGCGTGCGGGTGGAACTGGACTACCTGGGACCGCGCCAAGCCATGAAAGCGGCTCAGGAGATACCAGGAGCGTCTATTGACCGTGTAGTAGGCGAGGAAATGTGGCTGGGCATCTACTGCGCCGGCACCCTCATTTATCACGATAGGTACCAGGACCAGGACGGCATGTTCCCCTTCGTGCCGTACTTCGCAGACCGCAAGAAATCGGGAGAACCATTCGGACCAGTCAGAAACCTCGTCAGCATCAGCCAGGAAATCAATAAGCGCCGATCCAAGGCGATGCACCTGATTAACACCAATCAGGCCATTGTGAGCCAGAACGCCGTGGAGGACTGGGCTGAGTTCGCCAATGAGAAGGGCCGTCCTGACGGAATTATGAAAGTCAGGGGTAAGGCCGATGAAGTGGTCCAGCTCATTAAGAACCAGGACATGGGCCAATCCCAAATGGCCATGCACGAAGAGTCCAAACGGGCCTTCAACATGGTCAGCGGTGAAGATCCCACGAACATGGGCGCGGCTTCGCAAATGCGGAGCGGTGTCGGCAAAGCCCGTGAGCAGATGATGACGGACTGGGTGAACATGCCATTGCTCACCAATGTTCGCCGTACCCGCAGAATCAAGCTGAATAAGGTCTGGGGCCTCATCTGTCAGCACTTCAACGAGGACATTGTTTTTCAGATTACCGACGACCCTGCGGCTCCAAAGGTCATTCAGCTTCCCAAGTCTCGCTTAGATGCCATGCGGGATATGCGGTTCAACTTCGTCATTGCTGACGTTGAGGACTCGCTGACGCTCCAGACTGAGCAGTTTGAAATTGTGGCCAATCTGCTCCCGCAAGTCCTGCCATTTGGCACAGGGCCGGCCAAGTTCCTCTTAGAACTCTCCAGCATCAAGCCGAAGCAAAAAGAAGGGCTGATGAAGATTCTGGACGGCATGGCCCAAGCGCCTCCGCCTGAGCCGAAGATTTCCATAGCGATGAACTGGTCAGAGCTTACGCCTGAAGAAAAAGCCGTCTTTGCTCATACCAAACTCGGCTTGCCAATGCTGGCTGAGTACGAACTGACGCAGGGTGAGCCATCAGCCAAGCGTCTTGCTCTCGAGGAAGCGTTGGCGAAACAGGCCAGTGTGGAGCGCATGAACGATAAGCGCCAGGAAGTGGAACTGATTAAGCACGGCTCAGACTCCAAGCGGGAAATGCTGGTGGAACTGATGCACCGGCAGACAGAGCTACAGAAGAAAGACAAAGACATTGAGAAGGAAAAGGCGAAGCCGAAACCAGCAGCAAAGGCGAAGTAATGGCGCACAAAGAAATCCGCATTGACATGAGTGAGATACAGGATTCCAAGACCATTACGCAGGTCAACTTGCGGAAGTTTGCTGAAGCGTTCGGGTCTAAGGACGCGATGAAGCATCAAGAGGTTGATGAACTGATAGACGATTTCGATAAGCACCAACGGGTGCTCAAGGTGCGAGGGGTGAAAAAGTATTTTCTCATGGGGAAGTAGTCAGCGATCCACTGTCGGATCTTCCTGAAGGAGCAACATGGCGAACGAAGTGAAAAAAGAAACCGTCAAGATGAAGTACGTGGGGCATTTCAAGGGCAATACCAAAGTAGTTGAACTGCCCATCCCCTTAGTCAGTAACAGCATGAAGCAGGAGGAAGTGTTGACGTTCAGCCGTACCACCAAGAACGGCATCGCCTATTGCGAAGTGCCGTTGCGCTGGGCTGGTGCGCTGCTTTCAGTCGGTGGCAACTTTCAGTTGGCCGAAACACTCACACCCGACCTCAAGGGCCGTCTTGAAGTGGAGAAGGCTGAGAACGATGAACGCATGAGGAAATTCGCTCTTGAAAATGAGTTGGTGGAAGCATGAGCGCCGTAACAGAAAAGGAAAAGCCAGCAGCGAAAGCGCCTGCTCCCATGGGCAGCTTCCTAGGGAAGTTACAGGACAAAGCGAAGCCAGCATCCAAGCCAGAGGAGAAAGCCGATGAACAAGGAGAGAATAAAAACCCTGTTGTGGCTGAGAAGCCAGTGGCTGCGGCTCCTGTGCAAGCTGAACCTGTACCAAAAGCCGAAACCAAACCTGAAGCTGGTAGCAAAACAGAACCTGAAAAAGCTGAACGGCAAACTGACAAAGACACCCTCGAAAAGCGTCTTAAGGACACCCAGTCCTGGGCGAATGAAGAACATAAAAGGGCGCTGCGAGCAGAACGAGAATTAAAAGAACTGAAAGAAGTTGTGGTGCGCGTCGAGAAAAAGATTGACGGCACCTATGAACCCCCACAACTCCCTTCCCCCGAACAGCAAAGCGCCGATGCACAAGTACGAGGACGCATTGAGTCCTCGCACGATGCGGCCGTCAGGCAGTACGGGGAGGAGTACGTCATGCAGACCGTGTGGGCTGAGGACTCGCTCTATCAGAAATTGCAAGCAAATCCTCTGATTCGAGCGAGAGTGATGGAAGCGAAATCCCCAGTGCTGGAAGCCATCGCCGTCGTCAAGGAACACCTAGACGGTGAGAAGTATGGCCGCACTCCTGAGGAGATTCGCAAACGAATTGAAGAAGAACTCAAACCCAAAATTACTCAGGAAAT